GTTCGTGATCATCATGACATGTGAAACTGGAGAATGTGTAATCTACGAAGAAAGGGACAAAGAAAAATATCTTCGTCTGTTAACTCAATATATTAAAAAATTTGTCGCAGATAAATTAAAAATTCTTGACAAATAGTTTATTATGTATTATGATGATAAAAACTTATGGCATAAATGTACATTAATCTTTTAAATCCAATGCAGAATGAACTTGAAAAAGTATTCGAAGATAAGTTTTTCTGTTCAGCAAAATTTGCTCAAGAAATTGAGAGTCTCGTACATAGCGATTTGAACATGAATTATATTGATGCTATTGTTTATTTTTGTGAAAAAAATACTATTGATTTGGAAAGTGTCCCCAAATTAATTTCAAAACCACTGAAAGAAAAGATTAAGTATGAGGCCATGCAGTTAAACTTTCTAAAACGTAGTTCAAGAGCGAAGTTGGTATTCTGATGTCAATTATTCATGAATTAAAAGAACCTTTTCCACATTTAATTGTGGAGAATATGTATGATGATCAAGAACTTGAATTGATCTGGGAAGAACTTAACTTTTTAACTAAACCAGGAAAATTACTAAATCCTAAAGATTATGGAGTAGCAGGTATAAAACAGGGAGATCCGTACACAACAGCCCTGGGAGTTCAATTGGACAATGTTTATTTTGACAGAAATACATCAAACATTTTAAATGTAAATCGAAAACTATTTAATTATAAACAAATTTATGGTAAATTAAGCCCACATCATATAAAATTTGAAAGAGCAAATCATGATATTACAAAAATCAGATATTATCATGACGGGGAATCTTATTTACCACATGCAGATACAGGATTTGATGTATTAGCTTGCACATATTTCAACAAAACTCCGAAGAAATTTTCTGGAGGAGAACTTTATTTTCCAGATTTTAACTACCAAATACCGTGTGACAATAATCTTTGTATTATTACACCATCATATTTTTATCATGGTGTCAGAGAAATAAAAATATCAGATAATGATTATTTTTCTGGATATGGTAGATATTGTATGACACAATTTGCATATACACTTCATGGTAAAAATGATTAATCAAATCTATCACACTTCTCATTGTGGATCTACATTGTTAATTTCTTTGTTAAAAGAAGTTACCAAAGCATATTCAGAACCATTTTGGACTCATCAAATAATTAAACATAATATTGATTTTTTTAAACATATTGGTCAATATGATAATTCCACTATAAAATTACCTAGTGCATTATGTCACTTTGCTTCCAAGTCAAATGGAAAAAAAATATTTTTATATCGGCAATTAAAGCAACATCTTTTTAAAATTCTTCCTGAGCGAAGAATGTCATATATTGATCATGATTATTATCCATATTTTCGTAAAAATATTCACTCAAGCTTAAAAAACATTGAGTTTGATACCATAAACAAAATGAATATTTTTCTATGGGCTAACAGAATTATGTGGATATCTGAGTGTCCTGACATTTCGTGGATCAATACCAACGAATTTTTATCCAATAAAAAAGATACTTTAGATTTTGTTTGCGATTATTTTGAAATAGAAAAAGTAAAGAATATTGAATTGGCAGATATTCATGTTAAATCTATTGGAATGAATCATAATGAAATTGAACTTTCAAAAGTTCAACCAAATATGGATAATGCTATGCGTGTTGAAAATGATTGTGGTATTATTTCTGATGAAGTATGTTATAATAACTATACTATTCGTGAATTGGTAGAGTGGACTCGTAATAACTTACCATTTATACCACAGTATCTACTTTGACAACCAGCAAAATCAACTTTTAATTCCATTTTTGGTCGAAAAAAACTCCAGCAAAAATTTTCGCGTATTACTTTTTTTAGAATGATGCCTTTTGATACCTATAAAACCTATATTGCGCTGAAGAATCACTTTACTCAACCTAATTATGATTATCAAAAGTATTGTGGAAAAATCAAAGCGAGTGTCCAGTCTTTTTACAAACGAAAAGACCGATTCTGGTTTGAAAAACTATCCCGCAATAAAACTGACAAAGAAATTGAGGACTTTTTTATTAGCAATTTTGTTATGGCCTCTGATCCTACTAATTTGTGGATTGGAAATATTATTCGTGATGGTGATCGAAATTATACAGAATGGCAAAAAAAGATTCAGTCGTTGAGTTATGTTTTTAAAGAAGAAACTGAAAATTTGTTTTCTGAAAACAAATTTCAAGAAGTTTTTGAATGTAAAACTGGTCATCCAAAAATATTAAAAAGTTTCCTGAGCGGGAAGATTAGCCTGGAAACTTTGGTAATCTGTGATAGAATATTCCTGTTCGGGAAGAACTTTGATAAAAAGTTAAAAGACCCGATTTGGGAGATTGTCAGTCTGAAAATGAAAAAGTATTCTCCCTTTCTAAATATTGATGTACTGCGTTATCGCAAAATTTTGAAAGAAATTGTTGTGGGAGACCAATGAGTTTTTTTGAATCCGAAGTCGTCCGTGCTGAGATGACTAAAATTTCCAAACTTCAGGAGGAAATTTATCATAACGTATTTCAATTCTTCAAGATGACGAAGGATGATAAAATCAAGCATGTTGATTTGCTTCAAAAATTGTTGAACAAACAGCAAATTCTTTATACTCGTCTGAGTCTGTCTGATGATCCAGAAGCAAAATCTATGAAAAAAAGAATTTCGGAATCTGCAGAAATGATGGGTCTTGACGCAAATGTTGATATGAATGTCATTTTTGGTAATATGTCAAAATTGATTGATGTGATGCGTCAACAGATTGACAAAACTGATCTGAAGGATTAGAATAACGTAGTACACAAAGGCCAAATCCAATTTATTCGAGGTATACATGTCTTTTGCTAATCTTAAAAAACAATCTAAACTTGGTTCTCTCACCGAAAAACTTGTAAAAGAAGTTGAGAAAATGAGCACTGGTTCCAATGGTGTTGATGAACGTTTCTGGAAACCAGAAATGGACAAAACAGGTGTTGGTTCTGCAGTGATTCGTTTCCTTCCTGCACCTGATGGTGAGGATCTTCCTTGGGTGAAGATGTATTCCCATGCATTCCAAGGTACTGGTGGTTGGTATATTGAGAATTCTCTGACTACCATTGGTGGTAAGGATCCTCTTGGTGAGTACAACCGCGAACTGTGGAATACTGGTACTGAAGCAAATAAAGAAACTGTTCGTAAGCAGAAACGTAAACTGTCTTACTACTCTAACATTTATGTGGTAAAGGATCCTACTAACCCTCAGAATGAAGGTAAAGTGTTCCTGTTTAAGTTTGGTAAGAAGATCTTCGACAAGATTCTAAATGCAATGCAACCAGAATTTGAAGATGAAGAACCAATCAATCCTTTTGACTTCTGGGGTGGTGCAAACTTCAAACTGAAGATTGTGAAGAAGGATGGTTATTGGAACTATGATAAGTCTGAGTTTGATCGTCTTGCTCCTCTTCTTGATGATGATGATGCAATGGAAGCAATCTGGAAGAAAGAGTACTCTCTTGCTGCCGTAGTTGCTCCTGATCAATTCAAGTCCTACGAAGATCTGGAAAAGCGTCTGAAGAGCGTTCTTGGTCAAAAAAATGCAGCTCGTGCTGTTGCTGAGCAAGAAGATGAGTATGAATCATATGCTCAGACTCCTTCTAAAGAAGATAAGATAATGGAGGAACTGGAAGTATCTTATCAGAAGAGTAAGTCTGTACCCTCTCTTCCTAGTCCACAAGTTACTGTCGATGAGGATGAAGATGATGCGATGAAGTATTTCCAGAAACTGGTTGACGAGTGATTACTCAAATAATCTGATATTATCACCCTTCTTCAAGGTGGAGTTCACATACTGATCTCCACCTTTTTTGTATGACATAATATTGTCGAGATCATTGAATAGTATATTCAGATATCGTGGTTTAAGTAAGAAAATATTTCTTTTATCTTCTTGAATACGATTCTCATATTCGTAGTTGGTTATGGGTTGGCCAACATTGGATTTAGTAACTTCCGCTTGGAGACCATAATCAAAATAGGTGACAGAATAACCAGCGGGAACTTCAAGTCCTTTGGGAATGAT